GTGAAGTTATTTCATCTCTTGCTGGTGCAGGATTAAGAAAGGCTGGGGCGATCTTTTCAACAAATGGTAGTTTACGTCCAGAAGTGAGAAATGCCCTAAGAGAGATGGGATTTAGCACCGAAGAAATTGCTGGGATTAAGGGTGAAGTTTTGAAGAAAATGAATGAACTTGTAACCAAACAAGTTGAACCAACAACAGCCACCAGTTTTGGATTAACAAAAAATTTACCTGAACCAATACCTATGTCAAGAGGACAAATGTCAGGAAACAAAGCTGACCAAGTTTTTGAAAATCAAATTGAAGAAGGTTTTTTTGGTGAAGGGGCTGGCATGAATGCCATGACAGTTCTTAAACAAAAACAAAAAGATGCAATTGATGAGAATATAGTAAAATATCAAGACGAACTTGCAGGCGGTAATCCTATTATTGGCAGAAACGATATGGGTGAAGATGTTCAAACAGCATTAGATATAAAGAGAACTGCTGATAAAAATCGTGCAGATCAATTGTATACAGAAGCAAGAGCATTAGATCCAGTTTTAGTAAATGCAGATGATGTAACAAGAATACATACAAAAATGTTAGAAAACTTTACACGATTTGGTAAAATTGGTTCACCAAAAACATTTGAACATATTGAAGAATTAGGAAAGGCAAAATCGATAAAAGAAATATTTGATATACGTCAACAACTGACAACTCTTTCTAATAAAGGTGAAGGAGTAGAAAGAGGAGCATCTGGTTCAATGGTTGAAGTTATAGATAGTGAACTAGATGATATTGCTAATACAATATTAAAACAAGGCTGGAAAGATAAAATGATACCAGATAATGTTGCAAAATGGTTTGATGCTATAAGTAGCTATAAAGCTTATGCTCAAAAATGGAATGACGGAATTTTAGATGTAATTACTAAGAAGAAACCAAATGGTGAATTTGAAACTTCAGCAGAATCTGTCGCTAATAAAATTTTTACTTTATCTGCGGTTTCATGGGCTGGTAAGAATAATTTCCACAGAAGTTTAGAAACTTTAAAAAAATCTCTAGATCCATCAGAATGGAATAAGATCCAGCAAGAAGCATTTATTAGATTAATGGATATGGGTAAACGTAGTGGTAAAGATTTTTCTGGCAAAACTTTTTCAAAGAATTTTGAAATGTTAAAAGAAAAAGCACCAAAATCTATGGATATTTTATTTGGCAAAGATATGTTAACTCGCATAACACAATTTTCTAAAATTGCAGAAAAAGTTACAGATACAGCCAAGAACACTTCAAGAAGTGCATCTAGTTTATTAAATATGCTTTGGATGGGATTAGGCGGTCAAAAACTTACAATGATGACAATTGGATTAAATACTCAATACAAAAATATTTCCAGCATAAGAGGATCAAATCGTATTAATTATGACAAACAAATGTTTGATCCAAAAGGTGTAAAACAACCAAGTTCTGGCGTAGGGTTATCTTCTGGCTTTGGTACTACAAGAGAAGATGAAGGAGATCCATTTATGGATCGCCCAAGGCTCTAAGCATATTATAAATGGCGTTTTGATGTTCTCTTTTAAGTAATTTATAATTTTTGAGAATTTCTACAGATTCACGATCCAGTTCAACTTCAGGCTTTTGAGATCCTTCAATTTTTTTTAGGGCTTCAGATGGCGTAAACTTTAATGCTTTTGCTAAATCAAAAAAGCGTTCCATCAGGATACCTGAAGTTCCATTTTCATATTTTTGTATTTGTTGGAAGCTAATGCCAATATTCTTTGCAAGTTGTTCTTGAGATAGACCATTGGTAAGTCTTTGCTGTTTTAGGTACAAACCTATTTTTTTGGGTAATTCTGTCATGGTTGATTCTTTTGGTTTAGTTGGTTAAGGTTATCCTGCTGACAACATGGAGAAAAAATTGCCAGCAGGAAGGAGGGATATTATGAGATGTATCTATTTAGAGTACTATAATTAAAAAGTTTTTAAAATAAAAAGTAAAGAACTTTTTCTAATTATATAAGAAAATAGATACTTTTTTTCTAATATTAATAGTCAATGTTGTTAACAAATCTTTTGGATTGCCAAGGTAAATGTCGTGAGTTCGAATCTCATCGCCCGCTCCAGAATCCTTTTGATTTAGGATCGATGTGAACCAACCACCCAACATTGACGATTTTAAATAACAAAAAAAGGAATTTATTATGATTACAGTATCAGAACTTTTAGACACATTTAGCCAGCAAACTGACTATGTAAAGCGAATTAAGGCAAATGTCGTGAAGCCATACTTCTTTGATGTAAATATAAACGATTTTAATGCGAATCATCTTAGAAGTTTTCTAATGAAACGATTAGGTGAAGGAAAAAAACCATCCACAGTTGTCAAAGAATTTCAGGTTTTAAAAGCATCTTTTAAGCTGGCTGGATTTAAAACCAAGGTCTTTAAAAAAGTACCTATTAAAAATGCTGATGAAAAAAGAGATCGAAGAATGACACAATTGGATCGACAAGCTTTAATGAGAGTTCATGCATTACGTCCTAGAGAAAGTAATATTATTGAAGCAGTAGATCTGGCGATTGAAACTGCCATGCGTAGAAATGAATTGTCAGCTTTAACGTGGGATATGGTCGATTTTGACAAGCGTATGATTTCCCTGCCTGCACGAATCACAAAGACCAAAAGAGGACGTAAAATTCCTATGTCTAGCAAAACCATTGAAATTTGTCGCAAACTTCAGAAACAAAAAAACCTGAAAGTTTTAGGTTTCAGCAACAACGCTTTGGGGCTGGCTTGGGCAAGATGGAAGGGTCAGGCAAGTAAGATCTATCCGCCTATTAAATCCCTTAGATTCCATGATCTCAGGCACGAAGCAATCTCTCGATTGGCAGAAAAAGGGTTTACCATACCAGAGATGATGGTTGTGTCTGGTCACTCTGATCAGAGGTGTTTATTACGCTACGTGCAACTCAAAGCTGAAGATCTGCTTGACAGATTCCATTAAGGTATGCGAGAGTTACCAGATTGGTCAGTTTCATTGCTGACCAAGTCTGTATAAAATTGAAACCTTTAAGGAGAATATTATGAGAAAAGCAGGGAGAATCCATTTAATGAAACATCGTTCCATTGGTAAAACCAGCCCACCAGAGAAAGTTGGTGGTTTGAGTAAATTTGGACGCTTAAATGGTATCAATGTTCTTTTAAATTCTATGGGATCGGTGGGTAGATTAAAGTCTAATCAATGGATGAACCCACCCAATGCTCCAAATCGTCAAGGCACTTTGCAGGAAAACATTGAGTTTTGGAAAGGTCAAAAAGTTCACATTCCTTTCCGAAATTCATTGAAGAAAATTTTGAAAAGACAAACGAATTTGGAGAAGTACTATGAGTCGTTTAAAAACGATCCGCCTTGCAAAAAATATGAGCCAGAGAGAATTGGCTAATTTAATGAATACGACACCAGCAACGATAAGCCGATATGAGTATCAAGATCAGCGATTGACTCTACCTATACTTCAAAAGTTCAGCCAAGTCTTGAATGTATCGATTGCCGAACTTGTTGGTGAAATAAACCAACCAACAATCCACACAATACCATTAATTAATCCAACCGAAGGGAAAAAGAACGTGTATTTAGATTCTGAATTACCTTGCTGTGATTTAAAAATGGGTGATGATTATTTTGGATTTATAGTTGAGGGAGATACGATGTTTCCAACTTTTAAAGATGGCGACATTGTGATTTTTCATAAATCGATTACCGATGTCAAAGCTGATGGCATCTTAATTTTTGAAGTTAAAACTGGAGAAAAGTACATAGCACGATCCCAGTATAATCCCATCGATGATGTAACGACCTTGACAACCGACAATCCAAATTACCAAAATTATGGCGATATAACGCCTGACAAAAAGATCAAAATTCTTGGTAGAATTTGTTGCTCGATTACGCAAGCATAAACTTAAAAGGATAGCCCTAAGTATAGGGGCTGTCCTTTTTTACTCGCATCATCATATCCAAAAACTGCTGGGCTTTTTCTAGGTCTTCAATGCCATTTTTGTACTTGTGTCGCCAAAGATATTTAAAAATATTCCCAATACACCAAGAAACATATCCATCATCCCCAAGGGCTTCTCTGACCGCCTGATGGCATTCGATTTTACCTTGAGTGTAATGTGCTGGTGATTTAATAACATCATCCTTCAATTTGATTACTCCATTTTAAAAAAGTTTCTAGCGTTTCCATAGGCATTACAGCCAAAGGTTTTTGGTTGTCAGATCGAATAAAAACAACATCTGATTCATCATCTTGGGCAATCGCATCGTACAGATCCTTCCAAGCACGTTTCCTGCGTTTACATTCACCAATAAGACCTAGAGCCTTCCCAAAACGAATGTCACCGCTGTAATCCCCTTTTAACGCCCCTGACAAGGGAATACGCTGGGCATTACATCCCATTGATTTGAGAAGGGCTACAATTTCCCTTTCAAAAGCTGATCCTTTAATTTTAGCTGATCTACCAGCCAACTTTTCGTATCCTATCCAGCAGGCTTTTTTGTTTTAAATCTTCTTCATCCAAAAAGAAATCATTGGGCGTAACCTGACCACCAGTTTCCTTATAGATTTTTTTCAAAGTATCTTTATCTGGCAATCGTGTACCTTTGATATAGCGAAAAACCGAAGTAGGTGTGACCGCTACCTTTTTGGCAAACTCTGAATAAGATGTACCATTTTTCTCTAAAAATTTCTTAATCTGCAATATTTTGCTCCTTTTGTTCCATAACAGTAATACCAGTTTGGTCAAATAATGCAAATGTTTTATAAAAGCCAATAAAATAAGGCACTTGACATATATTACCAATCTGGTAATATAAATATAAGAGATCGAATCAATCAACCAACCAACGAGGTAAACAAATGGCAAAAATTACACACATATCAGCAGACGAAGGTAAGTTAGAATTATGGCATTTTAAAAGTAGTAGATGTTTTGGTAAAATAGCAATCGCATCTTCTGATCCAGTAGAAATAGCAACAGCTTTTTTTAAGCATGGGTATGAAGATACTCTTTCAAAATCTTCAAGCTTTGATTTTGGTGAAGAAGCTGGTTTTGAAACTGATGATGAACCAAGCAACATATTAGACAAAGCTTTTGAAATTTATCATTTGGTTAAAAAATCTGGTCTAAGAGAGAAGGTATAATGACAGAACTTTATTTTAGATCCGACTTAGATTTAGAGTTTCCAGTTAAAGAAGTATATAATTTAGCTGGAAA